CGTCATCGAAGCCATGCCCATATGCGCACTCGTAAAGGCCGTGAGTTAACTGTCGGAATAGCTCGAAAGCGATGCCATGCTCGTCTTTTACTTTGCTTCCAAGCGACACAGCCACGGCCCACGTTGCATGGGCCATAGCGTCAACGTAGATGCGTTGCTTGACGGCTCGATGATGTTCGATCGTCTCGTCGCTCATGGCTCGCCGTCTCCGAAATACGGCAACGCCAGCATCGCCGGCCTGCCGGACAATGCCTTGCCCTCGACCTGTTTCGTCTTCTTCGGGTTACCGCGATCGACGTCGCGACGGCGCGCCTGGTCGGCTTGCTTCTTTGCCTCTCCGAGGTTTCGAAGGAGAAAACCCAATTCGCTCGGATCGGAGACTTCGATCTCGATCTTCACGATGCTCTTTTCACCCTTCACGGATGCCGTGTAGGCGCGGACCTTCGCGTGCTGGCTATCGAACCAGATCGTGCTCATGGCAGCCTCCGCACGCTCCGGCGAACCCGACGGGCGCTGTGCCATTCGATGGTCCAGGCGATCGCCAGATAGATCGCCACCAGGACGAAGGCCACGGAACCGAGCGCCACGACCACAACAGGCGACGGATCGCCGATCTTGTCGGGCGCGCTTTCAAGGGTGAGCTTCATCGGGCCGCTCCCTCGATCCGCTGAGACGCGGCTCGCACCCAGTTGTGCAGGGCGCCGACGAAACCGCTGGTGCTGCTCGACCGGATGCCGGCCAGCTTCACCCAGTGGTCATGCGCTGCCTTGTAAGCGAACGTCGCGCCCTCGGCTTCCAGTGTGGCCTTCAGCTTGTTGACGGCTGCTTCGTGGTGCCGTCGCCAACCGTAGTAATCCTCGCGATCGAACGCGGGCGTTTCGGCTCTTTCGATCTCGATCGCTTGCCGGGCAACCGCGATCAGACGTTTCAGTTCGTCCATCGCTCAGCCCTCCCGCGCTTCGATCGGCGCCGGGCCGGAGCCCTGCAGGTTGATCGGGTCCACTGGAATTGGTCGGCCGCAGCACCTTTGAATGAGCCTACCTGTTACCTGAGGCCGGCCCATTGCTGCCGCATGGAGCAATTCCAACACCTCGCGTGATCGGACAGTCTGCGCTTCCGCGAAGGCGGAGGCTATCTGCGCAAGAACGTCCGCAGGCAGCGTGTTAAAGACCCAGCCCAACTGTGTAAGCAGGTCCGCGAGGAGTTCCGGCCGCTCGAAAACAATCCGATTGGCGAGCTGCTGAAGAGGTATTTTCCCGTAGAAAACGTCGCTGTCTTCGGCCTTCCGGAATTCGAGGACAGCTACGTCAAGGCGTGCGTGCTGGGCTCTCTGCTGGTTCTCGTAAGACATCTCCACCTCCTCAAGCCTTGGCCAGGTCGATGGTGATGGATACGAAGTCGCTGTCCTTGTCCGGGCGCACCTGGAAGCGGACGTACTCCTTGGCGCTGCGCGGCCGCTGGGCATCGCGGATCGCGTCCATGGCCTTGAGCCAGCGCTCGTCCTTGATGTCGAGACGCAGCAGCATCAGGATTTCGGAGCGGTTGACCTTGCCTTCCTGGTCGGTGTTGAAGGCGCGTGTCACGATCGTCTGGATTTCCGGCCGGCTGTCCGCCGACCACTCGGTCAGGCACTCGTCGATCAGCGCCTTGGCGATCTGCAGCTCGGCGCCGAAGTCCATGAACTCGGCGACCTGGACGGACACCTTCATCAGTCCGTCGAAGGTCAAATATGTGCGGTTGCCCTTGCCCTGGTTGCCGAGCTTCACGAACCCATATTTCTCGGCCACGAGCTGGTCGAGCGCGGCGAGGTCGGCCATGGTCTTCAGCTTGAAGCGGCCGATCTGGTCGGACAGGTCGCGCGCGAAACCGATGATCTTGCGGACCGTCTGGTCTTCAAGCTTGTCCTTGGGCTTAACCAGCTCGTCGCGGATGTAGCTGCCCTTGTGATCGATCCAGAACGTCTGGCCGTCGATCATCTTCGTGCCAGCCGCCTCCGGGCCGTCTTCAACGATTTCCATCTGCGTTCTCCTGGTTGGTTTGAGAGTTGCCGCGCAGGGCGGCCATTGCTTCGATGATCGCGCGGCTGATCGCGGCAGCGCGGGCGTCTTGGTCGTTGAGCTCCGCGACCTGGGCCTCGGTGCAATTGAGCAGGCCCTGGTTGCGGATCGCGTTGCGGCGGGCGTCAGCCCTAGCGAGCATCTCGGCTTCCAGGCAGATCGCCCAGAACGCCTCGACGCCCGAGGCGAGCGCCAGCACGGTCGCGGCCGTGGCCGCCGGCGCATGGCGCTGCGGGTTCGACAGGATGACGCCGGCCGCGTCGATCACGTCGACCTGGCAGGCGGCCCTGAGCAGGGGTTCGGCGCCGCTCATGGCCGGTCCCCGGAGTGTTCGCGGGCAGTAAGCCGTGCGCGCAGCGCCGCCGCCCGTCTCAGCAGCGCCTCGCGCGCCGGCCTTTCGTCGGGGCCGTACTTGCTCTGCTCGACGCGGGTGACCGCCTCGGCCACCTTGCGCGCCGCCTCGATCAGGTCGCGGTCCAGCTTCGCCATGACGGGCGCCGGCAGCGGCTCGGCGGCGAGCCGGGCCTCTATGATCGGCGCGAGCAGCGCGGCCAGCGCGGCCGCGCGCTGCTTCTGGCGTTCGGCATCGATGCGCATCACGCCGCACCTCCCGGCCACGGTCCCGAGCCTGTCGAGGAATCGCCGAAGGGCCGCTCCTGCGGCGGGAAGAGCAGCACGTTGCCGGGGAGTTGGCTGACGTCGATCGCGACCTCGGCGTTGCGGTCGGCGTCGCGGCGGGCGCGATCGTTCCAGCGCAGCCGCTGCACTTCGTTCTCGATGTCCTGGGCTTGCGTGCAGAGCTGCCCGAACAGCCGGCTCAGCAACTGCACGGACTCCGCCGTCGCCTCGAGACCGCCGGGAAACGAGCCGAAATAGCGGGAAAGCTCGCCCAGGCAGTCGGACAGCTCGTAGGGACCGGGTATGTGGCCGTTGCTCGACATCACAGCTCTCCTTTCTTGCTGGCATGCGGGCAGCCGCCGCGGCAGGCGTGGTAGAGCTGCGCGCGGAAAGCGGATGTGCCCCGAAATTCTTCCTTCTGTTCGGAAAGGCAGCGGTCGCGGCCGATGTCGCCGAGCACCGGGCAGTCGACCTGCTCGGCCATCAGCGCGCCGCGCACCATCTGCTCGACGCGGTCCACGTCGCCGGCATATTTGCCGTTGAGCACGGTCGACACGGCGGCCTTCGAATAGCCTATCCGCTTTGCCGCGCCGGCAAGGCCTTCACGGTCGGCCAGGCTGGCAAGCTCGATCAGCCATTCGTCGAGCTTCTCGTAAGAGTTGCTCACCTTGTCGACGAAGCTCTGTCCGGCCGGTCGGGCGTCCTTCTGAGGTCCGCGGATCATTGCCTGTCCTCCGCAGCCTTGGCGTAGGAGGAGCGCACCTCGCGGGTCACGGATGCGCCGACCACCTTCCTGCTGTTCGGGTCGAAGACGAGCTTGGCGTCGAGTATCTTCGGCGCGCGTGCGCCAAGGTTCTTCACCAGGTGAAAGCTCGCGGCGCCCTTGCTGACGACGCCGGCGGCGGCGAGCTGGTAGGCGTAGTTTTTGGCTGCGGCGATCGAAACGTCGTCCTGGCAGGCCTCGGCGAGGTCTGCCGGCGTGAAGTGCTTCAGCATCTTCATGGCGCGCCAGAGCTGCTCGGTCGCCGGCTCCGGCAACTCGCGCCCTTCGCGCGACAGGCGCGGCGACTGCAGCGGCCGCTTGACGAGCCGGTAGACCTTGGCGGCCGGCAAGGGGCGGCCGTGTGCGTTCTCGGCGATGGCCTCGGCGTATCCGCCGCGGCGCAGCTTCATCACATATGCGGCAACGTCCTGCAGGGCCACGTTGGTGCGGTCGGCGACCTGGCGCACCGTCCAGGGAGCGTGACGATCGAGTTCGAGGATGATGGCCCAGAAGCCTTCCTCGCCGCGCGGCACGGCGATCGAGAGCTGGACCATTTCGAGAAGCGGACGCCGGGTCATGCTGCGCGCCCCAAATTCACATGCCTCGGCATGAACTTGGTGGCGCTGACGATCGCGGCCGTGCCGCCGAACGCGGCGAGGTCGACCGTCGTCTTGCCGCTGATCTGCGAGACCTCGTTCACCTTCACCAGGTTGGTGACGATGCGCCTTGTATTGCCCTCGGTCCTGGCGAGGATGGCGTCGGCGAGGTCGGCCGCGATCGTGATGCCTCTGCAGCGCCCCGCCGCCAGCAGCCTGAAATCCTCGGCGTCGCAGGGCTGCGCCGGCAGCCATTCGAGCACGCGGTTGTGCACGCGCTCGAAACGCTCGAGCGTCGCCGGCAGCATCTCCTCGCCGATCAGGATGACGGGCGCTCTGGATTTGTCCGACAGCTCGCGCAGCACGTCGACAAAGCGTTTCGAGGCCACGAAATGCGCCTCGTCCACGATCACCGGCCGACGCGGATCGCCGGCCATGATCATGATGGCGCGGTCCTTCATCTCCTCGATCGAGCCGCGTGGCCGCGTTTCGCCGAGTTCCATCAGGACGGCGGCGAGCAGCGAGCGCGCCGTGGTGAACTGGCCGCACTCGATATAGGCGGCGCGGTACATGTTGGCCGCGGCGATCGCCGACTTGGTCTTGCCCCATCCCGAATGGCCGAAGAACACGGCCAGGCCGGACAGGTCCGGGTCGCGGTCGACCATCTTCTGCACCAGCGTCGAGAACGCAGCCACGTTCTTCAACGGCGCCGGCCGATTGACTTTGAGAGTTTCGTTCATCATCATCCTCATGTTTCCTGCGCCGCTGTTTTTGCGGCTGTTTTTGAAAGGTTCGGCCTGCCAGCCGGGCCTTTCGCTTTTTCAGGACAGGTACGCGTCCCCGTACTCTTCATGCAGGCGCGCCTGCGCCTTGAACTCCGCGCTCTGCTCGTAGCGACCAAGCCAATAGGCCTCGAAGCCGATGTCCTGGCCCGCATGCATGGCCTGACTGAGCGTGAGAGCGCGGCGGTAGCGATGTCGGGGCGTCTCGGGCAGCGCCACGACTCCTTCCGGCATCGATGGCCTACGCTTCGCCTCGATCTCCGCGAGCCGCTCTTCGATGATCGCATCGGTGCGCTTGAACAGCTCCGCTTCGTCCTCCGCCTCCATCGCCGCGATCAGGCGGCGATGCTCGGCAGCCTCGGCCGGCGTCAGCGCCCGCGTCGGGTTGAGCCGCTCGCCCATCGCTTCGATCGCGGCGCTGATCTGCGGCGTGCTGTGGGTCTCCGTGCGCTTCGGCAGCGGGATCACATTGGGCGCGTTGCGCCGCGCGACTTCCAGCGACCGCTCGATCAGCGCCGGCCCCTTGGCGATTTCCTTCATGTCCGCCTTGATCTGGCGGGTCGCCTGCTTGAGCAGCTCGCTTTGCAGCTCCTTGGCCGCCTGGACGAAGGTCTGCGGGTGGATGCCGCGCAGCTCCGGGCAGATGGCCTCGCCCAGGAACGTCCCGCCATCCTCGGCGAAGCAATAGGCGCGGCCGAGGTCGTTCGGGTCCTGCCGCACGAACACCGGCGTCTCCGGCATGATCGTCGGCGTCAGGTAATAGTGGTGGTCGATGCGGACGCCGAACTTGGTCACCACGCGGCGGCCGTCGCCGCCGGCGACCGGCATCAGCAGCAGGTCGAGCGCGCGCTCGTCCACCATGCGCGCCGGCACCGTCGAGGCGAGCGCTGCGTTGAACGGTGTCTGCTGCTTCAGCCCGGCATGCGGCCGGTGCTGGTAGACCAGCTCTGCCCACTCATCGACATGCTTCTGCAGGTCGGCGCCGGAGAGCGAGACCGAGAACGTCTCGGCCTCGCTCTCGCCCAGCCGCTCGGCAAAGCTCCGGCGCTCCTCTATTCGTTTGCGGTCCGCCACCGAGTGGCCGATATAGCCGGGCAAAAGCGGCCCGACATTGTGCTGGAAGGTGCGGATGGCCCGCTCGACATGGCCTTTCTGCTGCGGCGAATAGGCGTCCGATTTCTCGGCCTCGATGCCGAGCGAGGCGAACAGCCGGGTCGTGTCGCGGGCCGTGAAGTCCGAGCCGTTGTCCGTCTTGATGACCTCCGGCGCGCCCCACGCCAGGATGGCCTTGCGGATCAGCAGCGCCACGGCCGAGGCGCGCGGCGTGCGCGATACCGAAAGCACCATGCGCCGGGTCGCGATATCGACGCACACATAGATCGAATGGCGCCCATCCGAGCAGAGCGCGTCGACCGGCGACGCGTCGATCTGCCAGAGCTGGTTAGGCTCGCTCACATGGCGCAGCGTGCCGGTGCCCGACAGCGCCATGGTCGAGCGGAACAGGTCCGGGTTGGTGAGCTTGGTGAGCTCTATCCTGTGCGTTTCCTTCAGCGTCTTCAGGAAGTGCTGGAAGGTCCGCACCGGCGGCAATTCAACAGCCGTTTCAACGCCCTTTGAAACGGTCATGATGAATTCGCCGAACTCATATTCGCACTGCGTTCTGACCTCGGCCGCGCTGAGATGCGGCTGCTGGGCGATCAGCGCCAGGGCGAACGCCTTGACCCGGCCTTCGTTGGCGGTGTCGAGCACGCCGGTGCCCTTGCGCGCCGCGCCGCGGTCGACCGCCAGCGCCTCGCCGCGGCCGTCGCTCTTGGCCGTGCGCCACCGGATCAGCGTGCGCTTTGAGAGGCTGGGCACGATCTCCCGCACCCAGGGATCGACCGCGATCAGCTCGGCATTGTAGCGGTCGACGAAGACTTGCGTGGCGAGCGAGGCTTTGAGGCCGGCGCCACGCTGGAATTTCTGGTACGTCGCGACGATCGCCAGCCTGGCGTCGCGCTCGGCCGCCGCGCGCGCCGAAACCGCAGTCTGCGGCTGCACTTTCCCGGCCGGTTCCGGCCTTGGCGCTTCGACGACGAGGTGCTTTTGCTGGTAGGCGACCTTGGCCAGCACCGGCAGCAGATTGACGTGGTACTCGGTCCCACCGCCGCCGTCACGACCGGCCCTGCGCCGAGAGAAGGAGGGATGCTCGTCCCAGTCGCTGCGCAACGCATAATCGCGAACGCCACGTTCCGACGTCGGCAGGTCCGGCAACTGCAACTCGGCGATCTCGCGCGCGGTCAGCCACTCCTTCATGGCCTGACTCTGCCGAAAACAGTGCTCGTGCTAAGAGAGCGGTCCCGACTCACGCGACAACGTGAGTCGGGACCTGGCATCCCCAGGTGGAGCGAACACCAGAGGACGTTTCGAATGAGCGATCCAAACGATCGGGAGACGACGCTTGGCGTCGATAGCCGCGATTTCCGTGACGGCGCCTTCTCACAGGGCGCGCGGCAGCCGCGAAACGCAGGCGCGTATGAAATCAGGCATCCGGGCCCGCGGCAGCCAACGACGGCGGCCGGGTCGCGTCCGCCCGTCGCACCAGGCGGTGTCGGTGGGTCGAGCGGTCCTCGGCAGCCAAAGCCCGCGCCACCGCCGCCCACCAAGAAGTAGCAAATCCAGGCGAACAGGCTTACATCGATGGCGAAGAAACCAGGCAGTGGCGGTAAAAGAGCGCCTGCCGGGAAAATGGCTGGTGGGCACACCGCAAGCTCGGGTCCCAGGCAGCCGCGACCGTCAGTTCGGACCAACAAGCCAGCGAGCCCGAAGAAAAAATGAGCCTCGATAGCGAACTCGAGAACCTGCGCGTCAACGCCTTGCGCAACGCGCTCTACCACACCGATCGACGCAAGAGCCTCGAGTGGTGGAACCGGGCGTTCAACTTCGCCGTCGTCGTTTTGGGCGCGGCTGCCGTCGGCGACGTGCTGACCAGGTTCGGGATCACGCAAAGCACGACGGGCGTTGCCATCGCTGTCGTGGCCGCCGCACAGCTGGTGTTCGACTTTGGCAGGCAGGCGCGAGACCACCAGGGTCTGCAGCGGGACTACTACAATGTCCTTTCCGAGATCGAGGAGTGCATCGCGCCCGATGATCAGAAGTGCGCGAGCTGGCGTGCTCGTATGACGAAGATCGCGGGCGAGGAGCCGCCCGTCCTGCGGGCGCTCGACGCCAAAGCTTACAACGCCGCACTCGACGCACTCGATACCTTCCCGGCTGGAGAGAGGCTGTACCTTCCCTTCTGGCACCTGCTGGTCGGATGGTTTTATTCGTTCCCTGGGCACCACTACGAGAAATTGAGCGAACGGCGCGGCTGGAAGCCGCCTGTCGAAGCCCTTCCGGCAGAGTAGGCGAAGCGCGCTCATCCGACTGCCTCGCGCTTGGCGACGATGTATTCGCGGATGTCGGCCTGATGCTCCTGGCAGAACATCAGCGTCGCCAGAACCGCCTCCATGCGGCGCATACACAGCTCGGCCTCGCTCTCGCGCATCTTCTGATTGGCAATCAGGCCTGGATAGACCCTCGTGCGAAGCGCCAGCTCGCGCTTCACCTCAGCGATCTGTCCGGCAATCGGCACCTTGTCCGCCATCAGATCAGCCTCACCAGAAGCGTGAGCGCGTAGAGCACGGCGATCGCCGTGATGGCGTTGATCAGCGCATGGCTGACGATCGTCGACGGCGGGATCGGCCTATGCGGCTTGCGCGGGAAAAAGTAGTTGCGTCCCATCTGGAGCCTCCGTTCAGCGCTTGGCCCTGACGCGCGCCGCCAGCGCCGCCTTGCGGGCGTCGAGGTCGCGCTGGTGTTCGTCGAGCAGGTGCAATTCGATGATGTCGGCGTAGCGCTCGGGCACGACCGCGAAGCCGAACAGCGACGGCATGAAGCCGAGCAGGTCGGTGGCCTGCGTGGCCTCGATCAGGGCGATGAAGGCGTCGAGCGGTATGCGATGGCTGCCGCTGCTCTCCGACGACCACTTATTGAGCATGTCCTCCGAGACCGGCCGGCCGAGATGGGCCGACATGCGTTGCGCGATCGCGGCGCGCGAGCCCTGGCCTTCGTCCCGGCAGTCGCGCAGTGCGCGGCCGACCAGCCGTGAAATCTTGCTGTCCAGGTCGCCGCGGCCCGCCACGTCGGCGCCATAGCCGACCGCCACCTGCGGCGGCTGCCACTGGAAGAGGTCGCCCGTCATGGTGTCCCGCCGCCTGTTCATGCCGGACGCCCCTGAAGCCAGCGGCGGATCGCGCCCTCATGCAGCTCGAAGAACCGGTCCTGGTCGCTCTCCTTCATCGTTGAGAAGCGTTCGGCGAGCTTCTGCCAGCCCGGCGCCGCTACCGGCCTTGGCAGCCGGTCGATCATCGCGATCGCCTCGGCCACGCTCTCGGCCGTGATCTCGGCCTCGCCGGTGATGAGCCGCGAAATCCGCTCCTGTCGGTCGCCGCTTTCGGCGGCCAGCAGCAGCAGCTCTGACTGGTTGTCGGCGATCGGATGCAGCGCGATGCGGTCGCGGACGGGCGCTGCGATCGAAGCGATCTTCAGCGACCTGAATACGCCGTCGCGGCTGATCTTGAGGGCGCGCTGGGCGGCCTCGGAGAAATTAGTTGCAAATTTGCGACTAATTTCGTCCGGGTCCGCCTTCTTCGGCCGCCCAGCCTTGGCGACGGTATGCGTCGCCTCGTAGATGTTGCGCCACGCCGCGATGTCGACCGCCTTGTCGAGCGCCGAGAGGTTGCGTCGGAACAGGTTCTCCGAGATTTCGCGCAGCTTGCGCTGCGCCTCTTCGGCGATCTCCTCCGGCGTCATCACGGACGCCTTGATCCACTTCCAGTCGAGCAGCTTGGCCGCTGCGAGCCGGTGGCCGCCGAACACCAGCGTGCTGGCCTCCTCGCTGCCGCACACCTCGATCTCGGTGTGCTGGCCTTGATCCAGGAAGTCGTCGGCGAGGGCGCGCACCCAGTCCGGGTCGAGCTTGCGGCGGCCGGCCGGGATGGTGATGGAGGAGACGAGCACGCTTGCCATGTCAGCGCCGCCCGATCTTCTGGACGGAAGCGGCCCTCGCCGGGCCATCCGCTGTCAAAATGGCCGTGCCGATTTGACTTTCCGTCGCGTCGTGCTCGCTGCTAGCGTCGCGCCTGCGGTCGGCGAGTGCCGGCCGCGTGTGGAGTGGGCGTGGGGTGGTGTTTTGTTCGGAAACGGGCATATGCCTGGGCGGCGTCTTGCGGCCTCCCGGATCGGTCTCGAAGAACCAACGGTCATTCCAGGAGAGCTTTCGCTCGATCGCCGCGGCTCGAATGCGATCCATCTCGCGGATGGTCGGCCGCCTCTTGCCGTTCTCCCATCGGGAAACCTGGCTCTGTACCACGCCGGCGATGCCGGCGAACTGGCTTTGCGTCGCGCCGAAGACATGCTTGCGAATGTAGAAGAACTGATTCATCGGCAGCACGATTATGCCTAAAGGAATAATTGTCAATTCCTTTCGGCATTATGCACAGCCTATGCCTTTTGGCATAATCCCGGCATGAAGATGCCCGTTATGATTCAACGGTTGTTGGAGGTGACGCATTGGTCGCAGGCCGATCTCGCCGAGGAAGTCGGCGTCAGCCAGGGCGACATCTCGAAGTACCTGAAGGGACGGGAACCGCGCGACAGTACGGCTGAGGCGATACGCACCCTAGCCCGCAAACACGGCGTGTTGAATGATCAAGCCGAGTCGACGGCGCAAGTCGACACGCGTGCTCAGCTTGCCGAGATTTTCGCCGATCTGGTGAAGGCGGACGAAAAAGTCCAGCGGTTGGCTCTGAAGGTGCTTCGCAGCGCGGTCTACGGTCCGGGCAAGTCGGGCGCGATCAAGAGGAAGGGCGGTTCTTCGTGATCGATATCCGCGTGCCACTGGCCGCCATGCCGCTGCTGCATTAGCGCGGCCAGCTCCGCTGCTTTGGTTAGGATTCTTCCATCGAGGCTATGAGCCGCCTCGGACTTGCCGATCGCCGTCGCAGCGACCAGCCCGGCGATCAATGCGCGCCGGCTGACTTTTGGTTCCATACCCTCCTTGCCAAGCTCTTCCGTCCCCAACTCGCCTGCTTCTGCTTCACACATCTTCCGACTGATCCCCTGCCCATCCAGGCCCTCAGGCCGGATAGGTGTTTGCTCGACACAACTGTTTTCATTGTTTTTTTCCTGATGAATTTTGGCCCCAAACACTGACCTCTTCGGGCAGCAGGGCTGGTTTGTCTAATCACATGTTAACGGCCACAGACTTTCCGGTAGGCGCTTGTGAATAGCGGGGAAATCGCACTCACACATGATTCAAAAAGATCACTAGTGATGCAATTCCGGCACAAGCTTTGTTCGGCCATAAACGGCCAGGATGGCCAAGAACGACCCGACTTTCTTGACGCGATTACCGCCGGATATTCTCAAGCGGATCAAGATCTCTGCGGCTGAGAACGATCGCAGCATGAACATGGAGATCGTTGCCCGGCTGAGGCGATCGTTCGCCGAGAGCGACGCAGATCGGCAGCGCGCCGTCCGCCTGCTGGCGGAAGCCCTTGCTGTCCTCGACAAAGGTCGCCGCGAATAGGGCAGCGG